GCCTTGCGCCCGAGATAGCGTTTTGCCGCCGGTCCTGCCTCTGCAGGTTCTGGCGTGCGGGGCGGCTCGGTCCTGCGCGACGCGGCAAGCGGCGAGGATACGGCACCGTCGAGGAGGGCGCGCACATGCGAGAGGGCAGCCGTGCCGGTCTTGAAATCGTCCTGGCCCCTGTCATTGTCGAGACGGGCTGCAAGCTGGCGCGCCTGTCTGGCAGTCAGCGAGTCAAGCGTCTTGTCGAAGATGTCGTCGCCCAGCGCATCACGAATGGCGATGATGTCGGAAAGGGTCTGGCGCCCTGCGATCAACTGTTTCTTGGCCAGCTGGCGCGCCGACAGCGCCCAGTCGCCATCCTTGATATTCCGAAAGGTTTCAGGCGCGCGCAGCATGGCCGCCATCGCGGCCTTCCCGTCAATGAGCAGGCTCATGCAGATGATCCTTCACTTCGATGAGGAGGGCATTGAGGATGACCAGGGCATCCCCGCCCCATTTCTGGCCAAAGGTCGGCTGGTGGCCCAGTTCGATCGGATTGACGGCGAAATCCGGCGAGGAGGGAATTGTCGTCTTCAGCAACGTGTATTCGCTCTCCGGTTCGCTTGCGCCGTCATTCATTGCCTTGAGAACGATCCGCTGGTGGGGAGAACTGGTATAACGGGTCGCCAGGACCATCGGTTTTCGCTCCACGCCGCGATCGCGCAGATGGGTCATGACATCGCCCGTAAACAGGTCCAGACCGAGCGTCGACATGAAATCGGGAATGGTCGGCACGATGATCAGGTCAGAGGTGGCGAGCACCGACTCCGTCATCGCCGAGATGCCCGGAGGGCAATCGCAGATGATCATGTCGAACTGTTCACGCAACTTGTTGAGATCGCGCCGCAGGCGATTTCCGACGCGGCTCTCGATGGCGCGCATCGCATAGCCCTTTTCGGTGAGCGCATAGATCAGTTCGCGTTCGGTGCGCCTCAGGCCCGGAGAGGATGCCACAAGGCTGATATCGAGCTGGCGACCGGCATGGCTGACATCGCTGGCACGCGGTGTGACAAAGTCCGATAGCGGCATCAGGCGTTCGCCGAAGAAATTCTCGTTGAGATATTCCGTCACCGTCTTTTCTTCCGAGATCGCCTGGAACAGGCGCTCATCTCCCTCAGCTCCGAAGACGAGCATGGAGGCATTCGCCTGCATGTCCAAGTCGATGAGGAGCACTTTTCGCCCCTCCGCGGCAAATGACTCCGCAAGGCTGACACAGGTCGTGGTCTTGCCGACCCCGCCCTTCGAATTCGCAACCGTAATGATCTGTCCTGACATGTGGCTTTCGATTCCCGAGTGAAAGAGACCGGAACCTAGCGAAAGCCGGGCCCGGTTTCCATGCCTTGGCCGCAGAGCGCGGGTTGCCTGGCATCTGTCCGCGGGCGAGCGGCACTCAACTCATTGTTTTCAATGATAATGCCCCGGCGGTTGTCCGACCGCACAGCCCGCTCGCCTAGAAATGATCAAGTTCGCAAGTGGCGGATGAAGCGGATGGGAGCGGCGCATGAGATGGCCCTGGCAGGACAGACACGATGAAAAATCGGCAGGCGGCCCGCTTGTGGCCCTTGCCCAGCTCGCTGCGCCTCGCTGGGGCAGCCGTTCGCCGATGGCGCTGGCCCGCGACGGATATGCCGGCAATCCGGTGGCCTATCGCTGTATTCGCATGATCGCCGAGGCGGCCGCATCGGTTCCGCTCGACACTGGCGAGGTCGCGCTTTCCCAGCTGCTGGCAAGCCCGGCGCCTGGCATTGATGGCCGCAGCCTGCTGGAAGCGTTCTATTCGAACCTGCAGATTGCGGGAAATGCCTATGTCGAGGCGGCGCAACTGGCCGATGACGAACCGCCAGGTGCCCTGTTCGTGCTGCGCCCGGAGCGGATGAAGGCGGTCACCGGCTATAATGGCTGGATCGAGGGATGGACCTATGATGTCGGCCATAACCGGCGGACGATTTCGCGGTCATCGGATGGCTGGCTGCCGGTCCTCCAGCTGAAGCTTTTCAATCCGCTCGATGACGTGCTGGGGCTGGCCCCGCTGGCGGCGGCGCGCCGCTCGCTCGACCTGCACAATTCCGGCGCCGACTGGCAGAAGGCGCTGATCGACAATTCCGCAAGACCCTCAGGCGCTCTTGTCTATGGACGCGATGGCTCACGGATGAGCGATGAGCAGTTCGACCGCCTGAAGGGCGAGCTGGAAAGCGCGCACACCGGAGCGGCCAATGCCGGTCGCCCGCTCCTGCTGGAAGGCGGGCTCGACTGGAAGCCGATGTCGCTTTCGCCTGCGGACATGGACTTTCTTGAAGCGCGCCACGCCGCCGCAAGGGAAATCGCGCTGGCTTTCGGTGTGCCGCCCATGCTGCTCGGGATACCGGGTGACAACACCTACTCCAATTATCGCGAGGCCAATGGTGCATTCTGGAAGATGACGGTGCTGCCGCTGGCGGAAAAGATGGCGGCGGCACTGACAACATGGCTCGGGCCGAGATTTGACGGGGCACATGTGCGCGCGCTTGCCGGATGCGTTCCGGCGCTTGCGGCAGAGCGTGCCGAGACCTGGACGCATATCGACGCCGTGAGCTTTCTCAGTGTCGAGGAGAAGCGCGCCCTTGCCGGGCCGCTCCCGGAAGCGGGAGGCCGGTCATGAGCGGGGCAGGTCTCGATCGCCGGATCAGCATGGGTGTCATCGCGGCACTTGCCCTGCAACTGGCCGCCGCGCTGATCTGGACCGGCGCGGCTGCGCAGCGGCTCGATACTCTGGAAAGCGCCCAGCATGCGGCGCGGACCGAACCGGTGCGGCTCGCCCGGCTGGAGACCCGGCTCGATCATATTGTGGCCCAGCTGGACCGGATCGAACAGCGCCTGGAGCGTCAGCCATGACCGGGCCGGTACTGATCGAAGGCTACGGCGCGATTTTCGGCGTCGAGGATCTCAGCGGCGACATCGTGCGCGCCGGCGCCTTTGCCCGAAGCCTCAAGGCGGGCGGGTTGCCGGAAATGCTGCTGCAGCATCGAAGCGGCACACGCGCTGGCCGCTGGGTCCGGGTGTTCGAGGATGGCCGAGGGCTGTTCGTGCGCGGAATGGTCGAGAGCGATGGGGCGCAAAGGCTGCTGGATGGCGGGCTGGATGGCCTGTCGATCGGGTTCCGGCCGCGGCTGTGGAAACCGCGCCCGGGAGGCGGGCGCGACCTCATCGATCTGGAACTGATCGAAATCTCCCTTGTCGCCAGACCGATGCAGCCGCGTGCGCGCCTGCATCTGGCGGCCCGGGGAGCGGCAAGGGCCGCCTGATGGCGGTGGAATTCAGACAGCTTGGTGAAACGGGAGATGACATGACCAAGGAAACGAAAATGGTGCCTTCGGATGCCGGTTCGGCGCAGGCTGAACTCATGGCGGCCTTCGAGGCCTACAAGCAGGCAAACGATGTGCGCCTTGCAGAGATGGAAGCAAAGGGTGCGAGTGACCCGCTGACCGATGAACGCCTCAAGCGCATCGACCGGCGGCTTGAGGCCCTCAGCCTGAAATCGGTGCAGCCAGCCCTGTCAAATGGCGGCGAGCCCGGCCCTGATGACAATGAGCGCCAGGCGGCATGGCAGCGCTACCTGCGCGGGGGTGATGAAAGCGGGCTTGCGCGTCTCGACACCAAGTCGCTGAACACCGGAACCGACGAACAGGGCGGTTATGTCGCCCCGCCGGAACTCGACCGGATGATCGAGGCGCGTCTGCGGGCCGCCTCGCCAATGCGCGCCATCGCGTCGGTTCGCCAGACATCGGCCGGGGTTTACAAGAAGCCGGTGGGTCTCGGCGCGGCGGCCGCCTGGGCCGGCGAGACCGAGGCGCGCGGTGAGACCACGGCGCCCAATCTCGCCCTGCTCGAATTTCCGGCCGGGGAACTCTACGCCATGCCGGCGGCCACGCAGACCCTGCTGGAAGACAGTTTCGCCGACATCGATGAATGGCTCGCCGATGAGGTGGAAGCGGCCTTCTCCGCGCAGGAAAGCGCTGCCTTCGTGACCGGCGATGGTGTCGGCAAGCCCAAGGGCCTGCTCGACTACACCATCACACCAGAGGCAAGCCATCAGTGGGGGCAGATCGGGTCTGTCGCCGGTGATTTTGCCGCTGCCGATCCGGGTGACCAGCTCATTGACCTGATTTATGCGCCCAAATCGCAATACCGGGCAAACGGACGTTTCGTGATGAACCGGCGCACGGTTTCGGCTGTGCGCAAGCTGAAGGATGTTGACGGGCGTTATCTGTGGCAACCCGGCACGGGCTCGGAGGCGGCAACCCTGCTTGGCTATCCGGTCACCGAGCTTGAGGACATGCCCGATATCGCCACCGGCAATGCGGCCATCGCATTCGGCGACTTCCGGCGCGGATACCTGATCGTCGACCGCCAGGGCGCGCGGGTTCTTCGCGATCCGTTTTCGGCCAAGCCCTATGTGCTGTTCTACACCACAAAGCGCGTCGGCGGCGGGATCCAGAATTTCGACGCAATCAAGCTGATGGTCTTCTAGCGCTTCCCCCAGCCTGGCTCTCCCGGCGCCGCATGCGGGTCGGGAGAGCCGCCTTTTTCCACGACATACAATGGGGTGACCCAATGACACTGACGGTGATCACACCGCCGGGCGAAGCGCCGGTATCGCTTGGCGCCGCGAAAGAGCATCTGCGGATCGGCCATGATGGCGAGGACGCGCACATTACGCGCCTGGTGGCGTCGGCGACTGAAAGGCTGGAGACGGCTGCGGGCCTCGTCCTGGTGATGCGGGCTCTGCGACGGACCTGCAGCCAGTGGCCGGCGCGATTGCTGGGGCGCGGTCACCTGCTGCGACCCGGGCCCGTCACACGGCTCCTGCGCGTGTCCATGATCGATTCCGATGAAGGTGTTGAGGACATCACGGCGCGGCTGCGTTTCGAGAATGGCCGGCTTTCGTTGCGCCCCTGGAGCATTCTTCCGCCTGTTGCGGCTGGTGGGCGTATCGAGATCGATTTCGAGGCTGGCTATTCCGCCGATGCCGCGGGTGTGCCGGCAGACCTGAAACTGGCCGTATTGATGCTGGTTGCCGACAGCTACCAGCGTGCGCCTTCAGCCGGCGATAGCGCCGCCGGCCTGCCCGAAACTGTGCGCGCGATCCTTTCTGCCCGCCGGGAGATACGGATATGAGCGCGCTGCAGGCCATGCCGGCGATGTCGGGCGCCGACCTTTCGCGCGCGGTGCTCGACCAGTTGCGCTCTGATGGCGGCGTGCGCGACCTCTTCGGAATACCGCCGCGCGTTCATGATGGCGAGCCGGGTGCGCCTGCTTTCCCATTTGCGCAACTGGAAAGCGTCCAGGAAACCGATGCCGGATCGGCCGGCGTGCCGGGCCGCGACTACCGCATCACGATCTCCACCGCTTCGCGCCATGGCGGGCGTTCCTTCGCGATGGAACTTGTCGGCACGCTGCGCGCGGCACTCGAGACAATGGACCTGCAGGTTCCCGGGCAGCGCATCGTCCTGCAGCAGGTCGTTTATGCCGACGCAATGCGCTCGGCCGACCGGCGCCGTTTTCGTGGCCTGGTCAGGGTGCGGATCATCACAGAGGAGGAAGCCTGATGGCAGGCCAGAAAGGCAGGGATGTCCTGATACGGGTGTCGGACGGCGCCGGGGGCTACGAGACGCTGGCGGGGATCCGCACAACACGCTTCCAGCTGTCGGCTGCGCGGGTCGATGCGACCAGCGCTGACAGCCCGGATGCCTGGCGCGAGCTGGTTGCGGGGGCGGGCGTGAAATCCGCGCGCGTGTCGGGTGCCGGCGTGTTCAAGGACGCGGCCAGCGACACGCGGATGCGCGAGGTCTTCTTTTCCGGCGAGGCGCCGGACTGGGAACTCGTCGTGCCGGGCTTCGGCGTGCTGCGCGGTGCGTTCCAGATTTCCGAGCTTGCCTGGGACGGGACCCATGATGGCGAGGCCGGTTTTTCGGTCAGCCTCGAAAGCGCAGGCGCGCTGGGCTTCGCAGCGACCGGAGACGGGGCATGAATGCGGTGCGCGGCGAGAGCGAAATCATCATTGGCGGGCAGGCCTGCCGGCTCTGCCTGACGCTTGGGGCCCTGGCAGAGATCGAGGCGGCATTTGGCTGTCGCTCGATGGGTGAGTTGACGGCGCGGCTGCGGAGCCTTTCGGCCAGCGACCTTTCTGCTGTTCTCGCGGCGCTCCTGCGCGGTGCCGGCGAGACGCAGATGGCAGCGCGCGTCGGAGAGCTTCCGGTTTCGCCTTCGCTCGCCGCTGGCGCCGTTGCCGAAACCTTCCGGCGTGCACTGGAGGCGTGAAGCGATGCTGCCCTGGCCAGACATGTTTCGCGCCGCACTGTCGGCTGGCATCGCGCCGGACGCGTTCTGGCGGCTGTCACTGACGGAATGGCGATGGCTGAGCACGGCGCGCGCATCGCCCATGAGCCGGGCGCAATTCGACGCGCTGCGCCTGCGCGAGCCGACACCTGCAACAAAGGAGGAAACGGGAAATGGATGAGTTCGAGCAGAGGATGGATGAGGCTGGCCTCGCATTGACAGCGCTCGCCGACGGACCAGGCGCGCAGGCTGCGCAGGCGCTGGAGTCGGCCTTTGAAAATGCTGGCCAGCGCATCGAGGAGACACTTGCCCGCGCGGCGCGTTCGGGAGAGCTGGACTTCCAGCGCATGGCGGAATCGATCCTCAGGGATCTGGCGCGGATCGCGGCCGAGGCGGTGTTTGCCGGCGGCGGGGGCAGTGGTGCGCCGACAATCAACCTCAACATGACGCAGGCCGGTGGCGGCGAGGCGCGAGGCATTATCGCCAGCCAGGGCGCCATTTCTGCGGCGCTTGCGCGCGCGGCGGCATCGGGTGGGAGGTTCCTGTGAGTCTGTCGGCTTTTCATGATGTGAGGTTCCCTCTCGCGCTCGCATTCGGCGCGGTCGGCGGGCCGGAGCGGCGCACCGAGATCGTCCAGCTTGCCAATGGCGCAGAGCAGCGCAATTCGGTCTGGTCGGGGTCTCGCCGGCGCTGGGACATTGGCAGCGCGGTCTCGACGCTGGACGAGCTCAATGCCCTGATCGAATTCTTCGAGGCACGCAGCGGCCCGCTTCACGGGTTCCGGTTCCGCGACTTCACCGATGATCGCAGTTCGCGGCCCGACCAGGCCGAAACACCCTTCGACCAGTTGCTCAGCGAGGGTGACGGGGTGCGCACGCAGTTCCAGCTGGTCAAGCATTATGGCGACACGCAAAGGCGCATCCTCAAGCCAGTGGAGGGGTCGGTGCGTCTCGCCCTCGACGGTGCGGCGATCACCGAGGGTTTCAGTGTCGACCATGCGACCGGGCAGGTCAGTTTCGACGTCGCGCCAGACGCCGGGGCAAGCGTGACAGCCGGCTACCGCTTCGATTGTCCCGCCCGCTTCGACGGCGATGCCATTGATGCCAGCCTTGAGGGCTTTGGTGCCGGACGCATCGTCAATGTCCGGCTGATTGAACTGATCGGATAGGCCATGACAGATTCCAAGACACTCTTGCTGGATACGCTTTCGGCAGGCGCAGCGACGACATGCCTTTGCTGGAAGCTGACACGCAGTGACGGTCTGGTGATCGGCGTCAGCGAACATGACCGCGCGCTGACCTTCGGCGGCGTCACTTACGCCCCCGGCGCGGCCTTCGAGCAGCCGGAATTCTCGACCGGCACCGGGTTTGCGCCCGGACGCGGCGATGCGCGCGGCGCGCTGTCGAGCGATGCGATCACGGAAAATGACCTCGCGGCGGGCCTTTGGGATGATGCCAGGGTCGATGTCTACCGGGTCAACTGGCGCAACAGTGATGCCCGTGCATGGGTCTGGTCAGGGCGGCTGACCGAATTGCGCCAGACCCGGGGCGGGTTCGAGGCGGAGCTTGTCTCGCTCAAGTCCGATCTGGAGCGGCCCGTGGGGCGCGTCTTCTCGCGCCGGTGCGATGCGGTGCTCGGTGATGCGCGCTGCCGGGTTGATACCTCATTGCCGGAATTTGCCGGCCTGGAATGCGACCACCGGCTTGAGACCTGCCGCGACGTGTTCGCCAATATCGAGAATTTCCGCGGATTTCCGCATCTTCCCGGACCCGATTTCATCCTGTCCGGCCCGGCAGCCGGCGGCAATGACGGGGGCCCGCGATGAAGCGCGCGCAGATCGTCGATTGTGCGCGCGACTGGATCGGCACACCGTATCGACACCAGGCGAGCGCTTGCCGGGTCGGGACCGACTGCCTGGGATTGCTGCGCGGGGTATGGCGCGAATTTCATGGCTGCGAGCCGCAAGCTGTTGCGGCCTATTCGCCCGACTGGGCCGAGGCAAGCGGCGATGAAAGGCTGCTTGACGCGGCGCGGAAATATCTCGTCGAAATTCCGGTTGGTGGTGCGCGAGATGGCGACGTGCTTCTGTTCCGCATGGCGCCGGGCTGTCCGGCCAAGCACTGCGCGATTGTCAGCCGCGCCGACGGTGATGAAGCGCGCCGGATCATTCATGCCTATTGGGGCCGTTCGGTGACCGAAACCCGGCTCGTCCCATGGTGGCGCCGGCGTATTGCGGCGGCTTTTTCCTTCCCTGGACTGGAGACCTGACAAGATGGCACGGATCGTATTGTCCGAGGCGGGCGCGGCGGCAGGTGCGCGCTTTCTTCCCAGCGGCCTGAACCTGTTTGGCCGCACGCTTGGCGGCGCAGCGATCGGGCGTGCGGCCGGCGCCATTGCCGGCAATGCCATCGATGCGGCCCTGTTCTCGCCCGGCCGTGAAGGCCCGAGGCTGAAGGCGATACACCTGACCGAGAGCCGGGAAGGGGCGGGCATTCCCAATGTCTATGGCCGCGCGCGGGTGGGCGGCCAGGTGATATGGGCGGCGCGCTTCCGTGAGACCCGCCGCGAGGACACGGCTGGCAAGGGCGGGCCGTCGGTGTCGAGCTATCGCTACAGCCTGAGCTTTGCGGTGGCGATCTGTGAAGGTGAGATCCAGCGTGTCGACCGGATCTGGGCGAATGGTGAGCCGCTCACGCTGAAGGATATCAATCACCGCATCTATCGCGGCAGCGAGGACCAGGAGCCAGACCCCCTGATCGAGGCTGTCGAGGGCGAGGGGCAGGTGCCGGGATATCGCGCGATTGCCTATATCGTGTTCGAGGACCTGTCGCTGGAACGGTTCGGAAACCGCGTGCCCCAATTTTCCTTCGAGGTGTTGAAGGCCCCGCCAGCGCGCGGATCCCATGGCGGGCCGCGCGAGCATGTGACGGGCGTCAACATCATTCCGGCATCAGGCGAGTTCGTCTACGCCACCGAGGTGATCTCCACCCGGCAGTTTCCCGGCCGCGAAAGCCCCATCAACGCGAACACGCATGACGGGCGGGCCGACTTTCTCGTCTCGCTCGACCAGCTGGTGGACGCCTTTCCGAATCTTCGCAGCGCGGCACTGACAGTGGGCTGGTTCGGCAGCGACCTGCGCGCCGAGCACTGTCTGGTCAGGCCCGGCATCGAAACGCGCGAGAAAGAGACGGTTCCGTGGAAGTGGGAAGTTTGCAGCACGCGCCGCGCAGATGCCTTTCTCGTGTCGGGCGCAACCGATGGTGAGCCCAATTATGGCGGCACTCCTGCCGACCGAGCGGTGATCCAGGCGATTGAAGCGCTGAAGGCTGCGCAGATCAATGTGACCGTCTCGCCCTTCCTGTTCATGGACGTGCCGCCCGGCAATGGCCTGCCCGATCCGTATGGCGCG